TGCCTCGTTTGCGCAGAAGAACAGCTCGTTTGTAGTTGAGTTTGAATGTTCCTTTCTTGCGCCCCTTGAGCTTTCCTTGCATTTTGGCAGCGCAGATTCCTATGGCTTGCCGTTCTCGGTGGATGTCTCGTTGCATTTGCGCGATAGCAGACAGTAGTTTTGCAGCGCTAGAATGATTCTCTTTGATGTCTACGTCCTGCGCGATGCTGACAACACGAACATTGCGCGAAAGCCAATCCTGAATGATGAGAGGACCGACTTTGTGAGAATTGCTGATTCGGTTAAAATGGTAGACGACGACAGCGCTTACTTCTCCAGACAAGATGTCTTTCTGCATTTGCTCGAATTCTGGTCGATAGTTATCAGCGCCAAGTTCGTGATCCTGATACCAATTGATGAGCGTGTGACGGATGTTGTTGGTTTGTAGCCATTGCCGGATGGCCTGAAGCTGCTCTGCTTCGTTGTTTGCAAATTTGTTTGTGTAGATGTACACTGCAACAATCATTAGAAAATCTCCTAGAAATAATGTTAGATTGATATAGTTTAATTGATTGGTAATTGTGGTAAATTGTTGACTATGAGACGATTAGAAATAAAAAAAGGAGCGCAGTTCGGAGATTTGACAATAGTTGGCGAGATTGACGGCGCAAGAAGAATGTTTCGGTGCAAGTGTGTATGTGGCGCAAAAACAGACGTTCGTCTCGACCACCTTCGTTCCGGCCACACGTCTAGTTGCGGCGGATGCGGCATCGAGTACGCTGGGAAGCGAATGACTCTGAAAAAATGGGCGGAGAAATACCAAATCAAAGAATCGACGCTGCGCGCCAGATTGAAAAGAATGAGCATGAAAGAAGCAATTGCGCTGGGGAAAAAGCGTTGACATCGACAACTGTCAAATGTAAATTATGGTAGGTCTCCAAGATGGGGGGCATGTAGCATGTCTCATGCCCTTCATCGCTTTTATAGGTTGAAAATGGGCCTGTATGATCTTGTTCCAAAAGACCCGATCAAGAATCTTCGCTGGCGAATACGGTGCCGAGAACGCGCTTTAGTAGACAAAGAATTTCGCAATGCGTTCTGGGCGGCTTGCATGGAAGACGTTTGCTTCTTCATGGCTGCGGTGTGTTGGGGCTACGATCCGCGAGCGAAACACAAGATTGTGCCGTTTATTCCTTATCCGCATCAGGAATATGTCTTTAGAAAGCTAGACGAGGCGTTTGAAGTTACCAAGGACGACAAGACTCTTGATGTGCTTGTTGATAAATCTAGGGCGCAAGGCGGGACGTTTGGCTATTTGCTGGTGGATTTGAGACGATGGCTGCGCGAAAGCATGTTTTCGGCGGGATATGTAACCCGTAACGCGGATTTGGTAGACAGCAAGACCGACTCTGACACGGTGTTGTGGAAAGTGCAGTTTTCTATCAACATGCTTCCGGCTTGGATGCAGCCGAAATATGAAAGAAATCTAAGCCAGCACACATTTGAAAACAAAAAAAACGGATCGTTGCTCAAAGGCTACTCTGCTGGGCAAGATGTTGCAGCAGGCGGTAGGGCGACAGTGTTCACAATGGACGAAGCCGGCGCAAAAGACTTCGTGTCATCAGGGAAAGACTACTCTGTGATGGAATCGCTTCACGACGTTACCAACTATCTCAGGTTGGTGTCGGCAAGATATATTGACCAAGGAGTGTTTCACGAAGCGTGCGAAGCTGGAACAGTGGAAGGCGGTTGGCATTTGGTGCTCGACTGGAAAGACCATCCCATTCACTCAAAAAACGCTTACATTGTTCGCGCAGGGATGCCCCCTGAAGCGATACGTCCGCATGAGGCTGCTGCTGTAGCAGAGTATCACAAACAACACCCCAATCTTAAAGACGCATTGGAAAGAAAGGGATACAAATACGAAGATGCGGTAAGATCGCCGTGGTATGATATGAGATGTCTCAGAAAGACGGCTAGGCCGCAGCTTATAGCGTCTCAGCTTGACAGAAACCCAAAAGGGGCTGTTGGCAAGGTGTTTCCGTCGTGGCTTTTGGATTTGATGAAACAAAAGCACGTCATGCCTCCGGTTTGGCGAGGCGTTCCAATTTTCGATTCGGAAACACTAAAGTTGACAGGGCTTTTAGCCAGAGAGGATGGTCCTTTGTCGTTGTGGTTCAAGCCAGGAATAGATGATTCCCCACCGTTAGGGCCGTTCACGCTAGCCTGTGATATTGCAATTGGAGGAACGGGAGCCTACTCGTCAAATTCTGTTGTGAGTGGTTTGGACGACAGAACAGGCGAGCAAGTTTTGGAATATGTTATTAAAGGAATGGAGCCAAGGGCTTTTGCGAGGCAAGCAGTGGGGTTGGCTTTATGGATGAGAAAAGCACTTCTTGGATGGGAAGATTCGGGAATGTCCAGCGGTTTTGCAAAAGAAGTCATGGAAGTCTTGTATTATGGCAATGTGTATTATCGAGAAACCATGCAGCTAGGAACGCAAAGAAAAAGCCGAAAACCAGGTTTTCCTTGTCGTGATGCTGACAAGGCAGATATGTTTGAGAGATTTGCGCTGGCAATGGAAAAGGGGGAATTCATTCCGCGATCGGCGGAAATGATTGTAGAATGTTCAGAATATGAGTGGGAAGACGGGAAAATTATTCATGCGCCAACCAAGAATAGAGGCGCGAAAGAAAAGAATCACGGCGACAGGGTGATATCAGGAGCAGGTGCTTGGCTTGTTTTTTTTAACGATAAACATCATAAAAAAGTTGACGAGCAAAAAGAAATGGAACAGAATCCAGAATACGGAAGCTTTTTATGGAGAGAGCAACAGGAGAGACAAAGAGTCGATTCTGGCAGTCCGTATTATGGATTACGGGATGTAATTCGAAGGTAGTGACATCGTGTCAGTATTACAGGCTGAAAAAATGAGTCAAGAAGAACTAACGTCGCAGATTGATTCTGCTATAGTGAAAGTAACCGACCACGCAAAAGCACAGGTTGATCCACAAAAGTGTGTTCATTTTACGCAAGCTGTTTTGAATCTTGCACATGCAAAGTTAAAGTTGTTAGAGTGCAAAAGCACTAGCAAGTAAAATTTAATTGGTCTAAGGTCGGAGTTAGAACCCGGTCAAAAACAAGCAATCGCTTTACCGGATGTTCGACTTATCCAACAAAGAAAAACGAGCTAGACTTTACAAGGCTATCAAGTCATCGCGAGATGCCTTAGAGCCTTTTCGTCGAGTTCGTAAAGAGCTTATTCGTGATTATGTTGGATCGTGGTATTCTGAGTCTGGTTCGCAAAATAAAATCCTGGTAAATTTGATTAACCAGACAGCCAGAATTTACACAGTAGCGCTAGCAGCCAATAACCCTCAAGTTTTGGTAAGCACTTCAAAAGATTCTTCTTTGCCTTTTGCTAGGCGTTTTGAAGTGAATTTGAACAAGTTGATTAGCGACATGAACCTGGACAAGACGTTCAGGTCTATTGTGCTAGACGCATTTTTTTGCGTTGGCTGTGGCGTTGTGATGATGAGAGACACGGACACTCGATTTCATGGTTTGCTGGAATCAGAAGAAGACGTTTGGTTAGACCCAGGTGAGCCGTGGTTTAATCGAGTGTCTCTTGACGATCTGATTCTTGATATGTCGGCCAAAGAATTGACCAAAATGAGATTTTGCGGCCATCGATATCGTGCAGACTATGAAAAGGTGATGGCAGAGCCAGGGTACAACAAAAAAGTCAAAGAAAAGATTAAGCCAACATCACGAAGCCACCATGATTCGGTGGGAGCAGCAAGAGATATAGCTTCCAATCATGGTTCGGCAGAGGACGATGATTTGAAAGATATGGTATGGCTAATGGACGTTTGGATTGCGGAAAACAATTCGATCGTCACTATGGTCTGTGACCAACAAGAGTTAGAGCCTTTGATTGAAAGAGAATGGATTGGATCACAAGCTGGTCCGTACAAATTTCTGTCTTTAGGAGACACTCCTGATAATGTCATACCAACATCGCCAGCAATAAATCTAAAAGGGATGCACGATTTGCAAAATCGTCTTCACAGGCGAATGGAAGCAGACTCGGATGCTCATAGAGTAGTGAATGTTTATCCTCCTGGCATGGAAGATGACGCAAAAAGTTTGCAAACATCACAAAGAAATGGTTGGTATCGAGCAAAAAGCCCAGAGCAGATCAAACAGTTTGAAATGGGGGGCGTGGACCAAAGAGACATGGCTTTGGCGACGTTTTTGCAATCAGAGTACGACCGGTTTGCAGGAAATTTGCAAGCTATGGGTGGGGCCGCAAGCGACCACTGTTGGCCAAGAAGAATTGATACATGGCAATGTTTCCAAGAATGTTGCAGACATGAGAATGGCGGTTGTGTCATTTGCCTCAGATTGCATTTTGGACCTTGGTCGGCTCATGTGGGAAGATCAGACATTAGAAATAAAAAGCTCTATGTCTGCCGGAAAAACAGGAATCCAAATATCAATGAATTGGACTCCTGATTACAGGGTAGGAAATTTTGAAGATTATGAGTTTCGCGTTGAGCCGTATTCCATGATTTTCAAGACTCCTGAGCAAAAGCTTCAGGAATTGTTCCAAGTTTTGCGTGAAGTAGCTCCGTTGTGGCCAATGTTTCAAGCGGCTGGTGCGGCGTTGGATGCAAAAGCAATTGTTGACGAAATAGCTCGCCTTAAAAACAGACCTGAGTTCAGGCGATTTATTACGTTTGCTAACCCTATGGGGCCGCTTGGTGGAGATGAAAACACGATTCGTCAATCTCCTCACACGACAAGAGAGATTATACGAAAAAACGTAAGTGGCGGTGGAACAGAGCAAGCTAGGAATAACGCATTGATACAAAGCTTGATGAGTGGGAAACCACAGCTCAATTCTCAGCAAAAAGAATCAATGGGCATTAGATGATGAAAGGATTTATTCAAATTTATAAGGGAAAAGAAGTAAGCTCAGAGGAACTGGATAGGATTATGCCAAAAAAATCCGATTGGCTAGAAGGCGCGCCAATGACGGCTAACACTTACACCGAGCACGATCCTTTGATTTCCGAAGGATGTGGTGTTCACAGGAGTCAGGTGGCTGAAACAAGAGAATTGATTCGGAGACACAACATTCAGGGTGCCGCTGTAAAGGACAGTGGGCAAATAGTATTTACAAGCAGAAAGGCTCGCAAAGAATTTCTTGCTATGCGAGGTCTTGTTGACAATGACGGGGGATACGGAGATTAGGCTAGTCGTGCCATATATACGCAATAGTGCTATATTGTAAACATGAACAACACATTTCCAATTCGACAAGCATCTAAATTGATGGGCGTAACTGTAAAAACGCTGCAAAGGTGGGATCGAGACGGTAAGTTGGTGGCAAGTCGAACTCCGACAGGTCGGCGAGTCTACACTGTGGAGCAATTACGGTCTGTCACCCGATTATCGTCACCGCGAATTGCCCGTAAACCTGTGGCATATTTAAGGGTTTCATCCCAAGCACAGCGCACGGATTTGAAAAATCAGCGTAAAGTGGTTGAAGAGTTTTGTGTGGCACGCGGTTTGGCTAATGTAGATTTCGTGGAGGAAATAGGAGGGGGCCTCAATTTTAAGCGTAAGCAATTTTTATCGCTGGTAGACCGGATAATAGTGGGTGAGGTGTCACAACTGGTTTTGGCACATAAGGACCGCTTAGTACGATTCGGGCTTGATTTACTACAGCATCTTTGTGATCGGCATGACTGCGAATTGTTGATCATAAACAGTGAGCAGTTAAGCCCAAAACAAGAGATGGTTCAAGAGTTAATGACCATCGTTCATTGCTTTAGTTCGA